GCCACCGTAGCGGACTTCAATCAAGTCCATGTCGAGCACAAGCCCACGAGCCGTGTTCTGCGTCCAAGTGGAGCCGGAGATAGTTCCCAAGAACGTCGTTGGGTGCAAGCGCACCGTCCCGAAGTCCCCTTGGAACACGTCAACGCTCTGGATGAACGTGTCAGCAGCAGCATCACGCTGGAAGGTCTGCACCTTCGTTGCGCCAGCACCAGTCACACTAGCGGTGGTCGTGGTCGTGAGCGCAGTTGTGCCGAGCAAGCTCGTGAATGCACGCTTGAGGTCAGTTCCAACGATTGCGTCGAAGGACTTGTACTTGCCCGTCTGGTCGTAGATCGACTTGAGCAGGTTCTGTACAACCGTGTCGGTCAGGCTCGTGCCAAGGGCAGTGCCAGTTCCAACGATGCTGTTTGCAGGAGTGATGAACGACGGTGCGCCAACCGGAGCGGTCGTGCCGATGTTCAGCCCAGTGCCGATGTTGTCGCCGCCAATCCACGCTTGTACCCCTGCCGTGAGGTAAGGATTTGTCGTGCCGTTGTCGGGTTGACCAAGCTGGTCGGACGTGAACGTCGCTTCCATCGAACGCTTGATGGCGATGATGGCTTTGGCGATGTTGTCGCTCAACTCGTCGCGAATCCCTGCAACGTCTGCGATGTCCTGCGTGAGCTTGGACACACGAACGGTTTGCCGGAAAATCTGCGCGTAGTTGGCGAGTTCCTTGCGATACCCAACAACAAAGTTGGAGTACGAAGTCACATCCGTTCCGTCTACGACACCACCGACAGTAACACCAGGGTTCTGGTCAGCTTGCCAGCGGAAGTACATGTTGCCAGGCTTGGAGCCTTTACGCGCCATTGAAGTAAATGGCGTGTCCTTGGCATCCACCAAGGCAATCATGTCCATGAGGTCTTCGCGTTTACCGCGACCGGAGAGGTTTGGTTCAGTTAGTAATGGCATAGTGTTGAGTTGTTAATCTACGAAACCTTTGGCTTTGAGCAGGTCAGAGAACAGCTTTGAGTCACCGTTGTTTCTAGCGAAGCTATCAAACACCTTTTTGCCATTGTCCTTAACCATAGGCGCAGCCTTGATTGCGGGTTGGCTTGGTGCTCGCTTGATAGGCTTGGGTGCTGCTGCCTGTTTCCCATGCATGTTTTGGTATGCTTGGAGTCCCAGAACAACAATCCCAGCGATGTGTTTGTAGTCTGCTCTTTTGGCCCGAATCTCTGGGAAGTCCCTCAACACCTGCTGGGCGGTCTGATACTCTTTCGTAGAAGGGTCTTTCCACCATGGGAACTCCTTCACCGTCTGAGCGTCAGCTTCTCGCTCAACTAGCAGATATTGTCTTCGTGCTGGCAACTCCAGTTCCCTGCGCCGGAGCGCAAGTTTCTTCATTTGCCGCACTTGGGATTCATCCACATCAGCTTCTTCGCCACTAGGCAGTTGAATAACGCCGCCATCTGGATTCTCCTCGCACCACATCAGCACCTCAGTAGCTTTTCTCCACTCTGCATCCACCTGCTCAACACTCGTGAGCTTGGCAACTGCATCAGAGATATTCTCCTGCTTTGCGACCTGGGCTGGAGCCTGACTGAGCTTGCTCTCAAGCTCCGTGAGTTTCTCCTTGTAGGCTTGCGCTTCAGCAAGGGCAGCTTTCTTAGCGGCAACTAACTTGTTGATTCGCTTTTGAACGCCCTTGGACACATCGTCGCTGGATTCTTCGGATTCTTCTTCCGATTCTTCCTGCGTTTCAGATTCGGATTCTTCAGCTTCGGCTTCTTCAGCCTGCGGCTCTTCCTCCTCCTCTGCCGATTGCTCCTCTTGAGCGGGAGCTTTTGCTTGTCCCTCGTCGGATAGGAACGTGTCTTTGATCATCGCACTAAGCGAATACTCATCGAGCAAACCGACTTGTTCCGCAGAACTTTCTTCCCCCTGTGACTGCGACACAGGTTGTGTTTCATCTTGTGGCATGCTGTTTTATTGCGGTGCAAGAACCGCTATCATTAACCAAGTCTGTTTGTTGTTGCCCAGACTAGCAGGCAATTAACCGCACTATGCGGTCAAATCTGTATCTGTCAACCCTCTTTTTTTAAGGGCTTCCTCTCTAAACCATAGCAAAGTTTCCTTGAGGCCATTAGCCCCGTCCGCTCGTCCAGCAGCGTGTACTCTGGCTTCTCCTGTGGTGTTCTTGTCGATTGCAAAAAAGACTTCTCTCTCAATGTAGGAGTCAATAACTCCAAGAACATTGTCCCAGAGCTTATTCTCGCCAGTGAAGCTGAATGCTAGTGCTTGTTCTTCGGTCATGTTGCCTGTTGTTCGTTGTTGCCTGTGCTAACTAGCGCAGGGATAAGGTTTGCGCTCTGGTTAAGGAAGAGCATGTTGCGCGTTGGAACTGACAATTCGCTAGGTGAGCGGTACGGCTTGCCCTGTAGGAACTGTTTCCATTTCGGGAGTTGCTCGTGCTCCTTTAGCTTTTCGTTGTATTCCTCCAGCCTCTGCTTGTACTTCAGAATGGGCTTGGCGTTCTTAATTTGCGTCCTGAGTGCTCTTTTCGCCTCTGTGGAATAGCCGCTCATTGCTTCCTCTGGGTCTTCCATGCTGGCAAGACTCATTACCAAGTCGTTGAACTTCTGCGGGTCTAGCCGCTCGCCCATGTTCTTGTAATACTCCCTCTGAATCTTCGTAAGGCCCAATGCGAGATGACCTTTGTCCCCCATGTATCCTGCGTTGTTTGAGGAGATGTCACCTGTCTCCATTTTGAATGGGGCAACGGAGTGCATCACTTCGTGTTCAATAGTCCCTGCGTACCTCTCTGGCAGGTTCTCCACAATTGAACGCATGTTCATTTCTTGTTCAATAAGGTCATTGGCTCTTGCGTGCTTTGCCTTCTCTCCTTCTTGCAAATATCCTCCGCTTTGCTGGGTGATGTAGTCGGTCAGCACTGGTATTGCTGCGACATTGGATTCTGGGTCGTAGTGGGCGACAATCCCTGCTCTTGCAAAACGAACGGGCACTTGCTGCGACATTGCCTCGTAGTATGACTGCGGAACAACGAACGGATATTCCTCTGGACTTGTCTCGTGCTTCTGCTGCGCCTCCAATGCATACTGCCGTGCCGCTGCCATCTGATCTTCTAGTGCAGAACCGTAGTATCTCTGGGCAAGCTCCAGTGGCGAAATAGAGCCCCCGCGCCTGATTTCTAGCGGCAATCCGTACGGGTCGTCTGGCGTTGTCTTGTTCTCTAAATATGCCTCGCGTGTTCGCTCAACTGCCTGCGTGACCCTGCTTAAAAAGTCTTCCTTCGGAGCAGGAGGAGGCGCGGGTTCGCTTTTCTCAGGCTTACGAGCAGGCTTTGGCATTACGCAGGTCTGTTAACTTGGTTCACTCCCAATCTCCCAATCTGAGCGTTCTGCTGTTGCATCAGGCTCATCTGGATATTCTTCACATAGTTCTCGAACAGAGCCTTGAAGTTCTCGTCCTGCTGCAATGCCGCTTGCGCTTTCGGGTTCTTCGACATGATGTCCTGCACGAACTGCATCTTGGTCTGTGCGGCTGGATCGTTCTCAGCGTAAATGGCCTCGTTGCCTAGTAGCATATTGGCAATATCGCTCTGCACGTCCTTGTACATCTGCTGGCTTGCTTGCGCTTGATTCACGATAAGCTGGTTCGCCACCTCTGGAGCCACAGCTTGCAGCATCATCTTGGTTAAGGCGTTCTTATCGATAGCTCCGCCAGCATCCATTTGGCTAATGGTCTGCAAGAACTGAATCTTCTTCTGGATGAAGTCAGGGTTCATGTCCTGCACATCAAACCGAATATTGATGTCGAACTCGTTGTGGATAGACGCCAAGTTCTGTGGGATTTGCATTCCGCCAGTAATCGCAGCAATCTCTTCTGGCGAGAGGAACTGAGCGCACAGAGCAAACACTTGCCGGAACACGCCTCTCCAACTCATAAGCCAGTTGTTCACGAGCAACTGCTGGAGCGTTTGCGTCCTGACCGGATTCACAAGCTCATGCGAGACTCCGAAGTACGCGCAGTGCCGCATCTCCACGGCTTTAATCAGGTTGAACGCTGTGTTCGGCTCCCGTGCCGGAGGCTCCATCCATGTGTAATCGTCCCGCTGCGTCACGGGCAGTTGCACCCCTGGGCCAACCTTGTTAATAGCTCCGATGCGCTTGACCACCTTGATGGGCGGCAGCGTTGCGAACGCCGTGTAATCGCGGATAGAGTCGTGCTGCGCCTTAATCTCGTCCTGATCAGTCATCGCCAACTCAGGAATCCCACGGCTATCTGCAATGGCTCTGCGGAGCTGTTCTCTGCGGAACTCCACAAAGGGATACTCGCCATGTGCGTAGTCCAGCTTCTCGTAGATAGCCCAGCTTGCGTCATCCTCGCGCCTGTTGCTTGCAGCCTGCGGACAGAACACGGTGTAGTAAATGCAGGGAGCCTTGCCGTCCAAGCTCTTCTGGTACGCATACACCACCTCAACCATGTTGTTGTAGTTGACCCCGTTGTAGACGAGCATCGTCGTCGTGGGGAGCAGGTTGATATTGTAGAGCGTGCTGCTCTTGCCAATCTGTTGGAGTGCTCTCTCAACCCAGTCTGGATTCCAGCCATCTGTGGTGATTTTCTCGCGCAGTTCCACTTCGCTCATCCACGTTCTGCGGAAGATGACCCTGCTCCTCTGTAAGTCTGCTGTCTCAGGCGGGAAAATGATTTCATCCCAAGGCTTGAGGGCTTGCACCGTTGGCAGGTTGCGAGAGACGTACTCTTCGTCGTATGAAGTTACGCCTGTCTCAGCTAGCTCCTTAACCATGCGCTTGCATTCGGAGAGGTCAATCCCCAAGGCAGCTTGCACGATGGACGCTGCTACGTCCGGTTGCTCCATAATCAGTATGGGAAGCTGCGCTAACTGCTCGCTGCCTGCTTGCTGCGCTAGCACCATGATTTGTTCCAAGGAAATAGACTGCGGACGCTTGCTGATGTGCTGCTCCCAGCCAACGTAGAATGCTGTCCAGCCGTACTGAAGAGCGTACTGCGCTGCTAGCTCTGCTTCTTTGCGAAGCTCATTCGCCATCTTATTGTCCCTAACCCACTGCATTAAGGTGTAGGCTACGTTCGATAGCCCTAAATCTTGCAGGTTGGACGCTTGCGCTTTGATGTCTGAGCGTTGAAAAGCTGTAACTAGCAGGGCAGATAGCTCGTTGCAGGTGCTGTCCACAAGCCGGAGCCTAACATCGCTTGCGCCTTCAAAAGGCCACGCCGGATTGCCTTCTTCACGCCATTTGCTCCATTTCTTGCCGTCATCTGTCTGTCCAGACCACCTGCAAAAGCGGATATTATCGAACTTGGTCGCCAAATTGCCTTGGCTTGAGTTCACCATGGAGCGGTTATACTCGTCCAGAAGGTCGCCAATATCGGGCGTTGCTCCTGCAATCGCTAGTGGATCTTTGTCGTAAGTCATTAGTACGCTCCTGCAAATTTTTGTCCCGCCTTCATAAGCTCATCCGTCGCATCCGAATGCTGCGGGTTCATCATTACCAAATATCCTAGTGCGTCAATAGGGTCTTTACTAGCTCCTTTTTGCCCGTCTGCGCCTGTCCACTCCCGAAGCGAGTAAATCAGGTTCTGACACGTCTCATGCACCATAAGCCTCGGATGGTTCACCCCTTCTTCTAGGGGTTTTTCCCTGTCGTAACATAGCAGGTCGTTAATGATGAGCACACGCTCATCCACACTGGCCGAAGCTGCGGGGATAAAGTATGTCGGTATCTCAGCGTCTGCGAGCATATCAAGCAGCGTAACTCCGCCTTCCTTCGTCATAGCGGCTGTTCCAGCACTTCTTGGGTCGATATATCGCTCTGCTATCTCTTCTTTGTCCTTGTCGTTAATCTCAAGCGTCTGGATAAGGAGACTGTACTCGTCCACGCCTCTGCCTGCTGAACTGCGCTGTGCTGGCCCAGGTTTACCGTCCGGCTTCTCGCATGGCAATGCCCACTCGCCATAGCTTTGGTCAGGCCACTCTCTGTACACCCAGAGCACTCCGTTCTTGTCCACTCTCACCCAGAGCATGAACCAGTTTCGCGCACCTGCTGGGTCAACCACCATGTAGTTCGTGCCCTCAATCTCTCTCGGGTCTTTGCTGAAGATGTTGTGGTCATTGAACAGAGGGAACTGGCTACCTGCTGTTGCTTCAGCCCAGCCGTAGGCGCGAATCTTAATCTCGTTCGTTGTTTTCCCTCGGAGCGTCTCCTTCATCCGGCTCCAGTTGTTGTAGGGGTTGTCCCTCGAATGATACCAAATGCAGGCGTGTTTCCCGAACACGTTCTTGGCCATGTACGGCATGTGCCCCGCTGGAACACCGATGACATTGCTATTCGGGAGCAAGTCGGACTCTTTCCAGTGCGTAATCTTGGCTGAGTTGACGTACTCCTTCACAACGGATGTATAGCCCTCGACAGGGGTGAACGTGATGAGCATCTTGCCGTTCCTTGTCACCAAACGGTATCTTAGCGTCTCTAGCCAATCCTGCGGCACAAGCTCGTCGCACCAGATGAAGTCCACCTCACCACCTTCAATCACCTTGATGTCTTGGAAGTAGTTCATAAACCACACCTGGTTTCCCATATATACCGCCGTATTGTCCGTGAACCCGTTCTTCTGGCTGTAGCCAATCTGGGTGTGGACGCTCTTCTTGAGGTTCTTTAGCTCCTTGGGCAAATACTTGTAGAAGACGTTCTGCTGCGCTGACACGGAGGTGAAATGGCTTGTATGGAGCATCCATATCCTCAGATTGCGCTTCTCGATACGTTCCTTGATCCAATCGGGCATACCGCCCAAGTCTGCGCCAACGAACATCTGCGCTGCTCTCTTTGCAGCATACTCCGTCTTGCCTGCCCTGTTTCCGCCCAAGATAATCATCTCGTTGTATTCGGAGAGCAGCTTGTCTGAGTCTGCCCATGAATCGAACTCTGTGCCGTATCGTATCGGGTCAGACTGCTCTGCGCGGATTCTATTCTCTCGCAGTTCTAGCAACTCGATTGTCCGAAACGCGCCAACATTCCCAATCATCCGTTTGCGCTCCTCCACGCTCAACATGGGGATAATCGGATGCGGCTCTTGCTTGAGCCGGAGTATCTGCTCCACCAACTTTTCCTCTTGCTCTTTGTCTATCTCTTGCATATCTTGGCTTCGGTTCAAATAGAACCAGCGTAACCGTCATGCTACGAGTAAAATCGTCATACCGGCTAAGGGAGGGAGAGTGGGTTTGCCCCACACTCTTAATAGAAGTGCTTCAGTAGCACTGCTTTCCGTGGAGTCCGCTAGAGTAGACTAGAGTACATTGATGGGTAAACCCTCGCTCGTGCCACGGCAAAAATGCGAAACGATTCGATACGCGACCGCGACGGATGTTGTTGTTTCCAAGCATGATAAAGCTCCTTCTTTATGGGAAGGGGCTTATTCTGCTCACTCATCTCCATCGCTCACGCTCTGGATGTGGTTGCTTCGCAAGAGAATAGCTACACCGTGCAAATGTTGAGGCTTATGCTCGGAGCCCGAATGGGCGGAGGCATAAGGTTCAACATGCGCAAGCAAAGCGCGGGTGAGCGAAGCGAGCAGCGTTTGCGAAGTTCACCTCTCCCACCTCTCACCTGCATCACCTCCATGCTGCGTCTGCTTCTTGCTCATCGCAAGAACCCGACTTCGCCCTTTGGCTCACCTTATCTCCGTAGGATAAAGTAAGCCACATACAAAGCACATAGCAAAGGGATAGCTATGTCCTTATCCATCCTCTAGCTCCACTTCTTCTCTTCAAGCAGCACTCCAATGAGCGCATAGCCAGCCATGTCCTTGAACGAGTCCATATACGCCTCACATGCCGCTTGCTTATCCTTCCGCAGCAGATTCTTGATGCGCTCCATCTTGTCGTTCATCCGCACCACAACGCCAAGTATCCCGAACTCGTCGATATTCCTCGGCCCATAATCCTGCTGCTTCTTGTCCATTAGCTGCACAAGCTGCACGGCTGCGTACAGCAGCTCTCGCCCTTGCTTCGTCTTTAGGCCCAGCTTGTCGGCCATATCGCCCACAGCGTTCATCGCACCACCTCCTTGGTGTCAAACTGTCCACGCGCATTCTTCTTCGCCAATAGCAGCATACCCACCTTCACCCTAGCACTGTCCTGCACCCGCACCACCTCGCCCTTCGTCCCAATCACAAAACGGTAGTTCATCGCTTTCTTCGCAATCTTCACCTCCACATAATCACCGCTCTCCGGCTCTGGCGCGTCAGCACCCACAGGCTCAGTCTCCATCTGCGGCAACGCAGGGATCACTTCAACCACTTCTGCTGGCTCTGCTGCCGGAGGCACTGCCCCCACGGGCTTCGCCATTGCTACTGCACGCACGGCTTCCCCGTCGTACCACTTCTCCATGCCAGTGCCCTTCTTGCGCTCCTGCACCTGCTCGCTCGTCCACTTGTGCTTGCGGACATCCACGCCAAACTGCTGCATCGCTTGCTTACGATTGATGTATGTAGCCATATATGCGCCTACGCTAGCACATGCGGCCAAATGAAAGCAACCTTGCTATGCCAGCACCCTATTGAAAGGAAATGGCAGTTTACTTTCAATGTGCTGCACGGAGCGGAGTCGCGTTTGGCGAAAATTTTGTACGGGTGGGGATGCGTTGCAGCTCTCTCGCCGGCCGGACTGGTGACCCCCTCCCCCCCTGTCTGCTTTTGGGATTGCTGCATTGCTGTGTGCACCTGCTCCGTCGCTCCGTGCTGCGCCATGTATACATGATGCGTCATTGTATTGCGTCAGGAATCGGACACGAATCCGGTGCCTTGGTGCTGAAATGGGACAAACGAGGGCACGAAAAAGCCCCATGGGGGTCTCCCATGAGGCTCGTGTGGCTTGAATCTGTCCTTCGGCGTCCTAACGCATCTCCTAATCTTCTTTAGTCATTCCCTAAAGCTACCCCATGCTCGCCACCTTCACGCATCCTCTCACCAGCATCACCGCACCAATCACCAGCACGGCGAGCACCGTACCCAGCAGGTCGCCCTTGTCTTCGTTATCGTTTCGCATACTCATCATCCGCCCATTATTTGTGCTCTCATAGCGTTATCCTTCATACCCTGCGCTGATTTGCTCAACCTTGGCCGCATTCACTCCATGCGCACGAAACCCAACGATGACGCTCCTTTGCCTAGCACAAAGGCCGCACGAAGCACACGTAACGTCGTCCCTCTGTTGAGCGGGGCAGACCACTATTTTCCTCCCTTGTGGCGTATAACTCACGTCCGGTGTCTCCCTTGCCACCACCGTCACCACGGGCGCAATGCCTAGGTTTGCCAGCCTGTCAGCGTGGGCCGGATTGTTTCCTGAAAGGTTGACCGTGAACCCTGCCTTATTAGCTTCCTCAATTGCCTTGGCGTTTGCCTTGGCGTGAACCCCAGAGATTACAGGTTTGTGCGTGTATGTGTAGCCGCGCCTGCCTTGGTTTGCTTTGGTTAATTGAGCTAGCTTGCGAGCGTCCACCTTACTTCCAACCCCAGCCAAATCCCCAGTCTGATTGTGACGCCACAGTGTGAGAGGCAGGAGAGCTTTAATCTTCGCGAGGAACTCACCGTATGGGGTACCCCGTTCGCCGCTATCCACCTTGTCCCAATGCAGGCGGGTTCGGAACCCGCTCTCACCGTAGCAATCCCCTAGAAACGGGCATTCAGGCGGGCATGAAGCGCGTGGGGACGTTGAAACGGGGATTGGGCCTGTCTTGGCGTTGGAGCTCTTGAGCGTCAAATGCGTGTTCATTATTCAATCCCTCCCGTTATTTCCACACGACCCATAATTAGCAATTGCTCAATTCCCCACACAAAGGGGTCACCACAGTCCTCGCATTCGTACCGCTCTGCATCGGGTTCAACCCCGCCTGCGACACTACCGCAGGCAACGCAAAGGCCCTCACTATTTTCATTCATGCAATGGAATTCCGCCTCGCTTAGTGCAACGCGCACAAACCGCCCGTTCCTTCTCTGTATGTCTAGTGCCATAATTTCCCCTCAATTAAACCAACGGCTTGCAATCCCACGTCCAAAGGTTTCCCGCGCCAAAAACCGCACATCATCACCGGTGCAGTCCGGCGGTGTGCTATACCAGCGCAGGTGCATCCACACTATTTGAGACAACACGCAACAAGCTTCAGCTCTGTACTCTGTCGGAAAGTACTGTCCCGCGATGTATGACAACTCACCGCCGCGAACGCTCAACCGACAACCCTCTTTCAACTCAGAGAGCATCTCTTCCAATCCGATTTTATCGTTGTTGGCTATCCATTTGAGCATCTCCCTCGCATCCCGTCCATCCCGTAGAATCTTCCGATAATCTCCCATAAACGCCTCACGGCTACCTCCATAGTTGCGGTAATCAATCCCGCTACGTTGAGAGATGAATTTCCTCAATGCTTCCACCAATGCTTCTTTTGTCTTCATGTGTCTGTATGTTATTTGTTTGTTTGTTTGTTATTTACCGCTGAAAGCTTTACTCAGTCCTAATCCGTAGCACGTAACGCAGAGGATGCCCCAAGGGAGCGCCCAAAGGGTTCCAGCATAGCATGCACATCCCACTGCGTCTGCAGCGGCCAAAAGAAGGAACAAGTTTGCTTCCATGCTCTGTTAATCGGCGCGTTCGGCCCAAAGGTTAAGCAAAAAAAAGAAAAACTTTCTCCCCCCTTTCCGCCCTTGCATCCACCCCGTTCTGTGCTAATCGCGCACGACCCCAACCCTGCCCTTCGGCACCGTATGATCCAAACACACCAACGCCACGGGGGAGGCTTTGTGGCCTCCCAACCGTGGAGCGGGGTGGGGTGGGGCTAGCAGGTGCTAGCGGGTGAGCGGATGCGCGTGTGCGTGTGTGCGCTATTTTTGAATTTTGAAGTTCATTTTTGAACTTTGCTTTTTGAATTTTGAATTTTTGAATTTTCACTCCCGCATCATAGCGATTCCGAAGCGAAGGAAGGCGAACAGCACCGCGAGCAGGATAAACGCAGGGACTGCGTAGGGGTCATGTGGTTCATTCATACAAATCGAATTCTGAAGGCGTCTCTACTGTCACCACTCTGAATCCACACTGGTCTGCGTAGTGCTCTGCCTCCACTAGTGCATCGTGCAGGGAGCTGAACAGCTCAGGCTCATAGGGTGCTCCGTCAATCGAGCATTTGATATCGGCCCAACCGTTAGCTGATAGGGTTTGAATCTTCCAATTCATTTGGCCTCCTCCTCTGAACAACTCAACTCCAGTTCAATCTCCTCTGCGTCCAGTGTGTCGTATACCTCAAACAGAGTGTCCGAATCGTACACATAGTACCCTGCATTGATTAGCTCCACGCTGATACGATGGAACATTTCGGATTCTTTAAGCTCTCCTGCCAATGCCTGTTTGATGAGCGGCGGGATGGTGTCAACGTGGGTAAACTCGGCTTCTAGCTGCTGTAGAATCTCAGCATTAGCAGGGAGGTTATCGTACTCCCAACCGCAGTGGAAATCGAACATGAACCGAATCAGCGGCTCCGTGGACTCTGGCTGGATTTCTAGGAATTTTGGATTCATATCTGTATGTTGGCTATGCTGTTATGTATGTATGTTCGGCTATTATGTATCGAACGTAGTTCTTTTCATTCCTGAGAGCACACTCATCGTCATCCGTTTTTTTGAGAATGGCCTTCACCCGTTGCGCCAGTGCTTCGGTCGCGCAAATGCACTCGATTTCTCCGTGAGAATCAAACGTGTTAGCCAGTCTTGTAACCGAGTAAACTTTCATGGTCTGTATGTTGGTTAGTGGTTATTTGACGGTTACCAGATACGCTCTGCCAGAGCCGTGTTCGGTATCGACCCAGCCGATTTCGTCAACCCATTCGATGAATGGGTGGAAACAGATATCTGATAGCGTGGAGTCGAAGTAGTTCCATGCGTCCTCTGGCTTTACTCCCCCTCTGATTCGGTATGCGACGATATCAACCGTGAACTGCGTCTCTGGATTGCCTAGCTCATCGTCGTACAACTCGGATGCTGAAACGTGAACCAGTTCATGTTCTTTGAACTGGCGGTTGATGATTTTAGCTGCCTCGTGTGGCGTGATGGATGTGGTTTTCATGGTTTGTATGTGGACGGGGGGTTATGCGGTGAATTTGTCCTCTTCAGCCAGTGATATGGCCTGCGCCTCTTTGAGCGGCATCCTGCCAACGTGCGTGAGCGTATCGCCTTTCAGCGACACTACTGACACGAGGTTATCTCGGTCGTTAAACGGGGTGCTGTCCGCAAACGGCTTGAATTGGCTTATGGTTTTGGACTCCGGCCAATGCCGGATGATAAGAACTGTTCCGAAGTCTAAGAGCAGTGCCCCCTTGGTCGCCTCGTGCTGGTCGTTGAATTCAATCTGGTCGCTATCACGCTGGGTTAGCTCCCGTCCCGAAGCGGCAACTGCTTCGCGTATGGTGTCGAACCGTCTCACTTTCAATGTGGTGCTCATGGTATCTGTATGTGGACGGGGGGTTTTGCCCGTCGCATGGATAATCGGCACAGTTCTCCACGCCCTTAAACCTTTTTTTGCAAAAAGTTTTGCGCCCCACAAATCCCGTTGACTGCCCCACGAGCTACGATTATTTGCCCGAGCACCCACGCTCCAGCACTCGTCCCATGCAGCACCACACCGCTACGCGAAAAACCCCCAAGCAGCACCCGCTGCAAGGGGGAGTTCCATTCGCACCCGTCGTGCGCTCAAGCTATCGGCAAACCACCAGGCGGCTCAAGCACTTTTTTGAAATTTGAAATTTGAAATTTGGATTTTCAAGCATAGGCAATGAACTCAAGCCCTGCGCCCTTGATGGACGGCAGTAACCCACGCTCATCGTAGATGCCTGCGCCCTTGGGAACGATCCCATCCTGCGGCGGGTTATGCCCCATCTGCTGAATCGGCCCTGCGGCGGCGCCAACGGACGGCTTCGACAGCACCACAAGCCCAGCAGGGGCATCCATGCCCGTGTATTGTCTGAGCAACTCCTTGAACGGCACTCCTTCGACTTTCATACTTTTTTGAATTTATGACTTCGGCTTCAGCGCATCCTGAAACATTTTTGAAATGTCCTGCGCCCCATGAATGTGCACATGCTGGTGCATGATGTCCGGCGTGCTACGCTCCATGGCTAACAGCTTGTCCATGGTTATGCCAGCGGCAATCGCAGCATCTCGTCCGCCCATTGTGGGCATGAGGTCAGTGAGCCTGTCCAGCGAAGCATCCGCAACCCGTTGCAGCTTGGCCTTCAAGTTGTGCCGATAGTACGACTCCCGAAACTGCGAGTCCGTGTCCAGAGCATGCGTCTTGATAGCCGATACCACATCCTCGCCTAGCCCTGTTGCCGCGACAATAGCAGACGTTGCATTCCCCTGCTGATACATGTCGATAACCCGCTTGCGAACCTCGTCGGTGGCGATAGCAAGTGCGCCTCTGCCGTTGATTTTCTCAACGTCCACATTGACGTGATCTTTGACCCGCACGCCGGATAGTCCAGCAAGTTGGTTTGCCCTTGCTGTTTCGCTCTTGTAGCTAGCAGGTCGTCGTTGGCGTTCCTTCTCTTTCATGTTTGATGAGCCTCGGCATGGTTATCTCTTTGTACACTGCGGACTTTAACATGTCGCACTCTAATAGCACAGACCTATCTCCAGGCCGTGCATCCATGTCATTGGTGATGCGAGTGCGAATACGCTGCTCCATCGACTCGATCAGGCACATGGCTCTATCTAATAGTTGCTCTGTTCTGTTCATATTATCGTCACAAATAGCGGAGTTTGCTCGCCAACGTAAGCATAGAACGTGTTGAACTCCAGATACTCGATTGCGTCCTCCATGGACATCCCTTCGTCCATCATGCACTGCACACACAGGGCTTTGTCGTAGATGGCTCGTGCCGGATAATCGTCCGTGTAGCCGATGAAGGCTTCGTCCAGTCCGTCTGCCAGCACAAGCTCTAGCTCCTGCTCCTCACACATTTTTTGAATTTCCTCTCTCGTCATATCAACTCATTGATTGTCGGGAACACGAAGGCAAACCACTTCCGTACCTCCTGCGCCACCTCTCTGTGCTCCTTCTGCGTGTGCTCCGATAGCCGCTGCTGCAAGTAGTGTATCCACGAGCGGCATGTACCGCTCATGTACAGGGTAGTTGATGTGGCCAAAGGCAGCACCATCCTCGCGCATTCACGGGCAACTCCAGCGTTGAGCAACTCACGGTAGAATAACGCTGCCTCTCTGTTAAATAGCCGCACCCGTGCTTCCAGCCCAGCCTCCTCAACTGGCTCTGCGCTTGATTGCCGATTCTTCTCAGCCTGCTTGCGTAGCTCTACAGGCTCAATGCCAATGGCTTCGGAGTAGCGTTGGCTAAACTCTTGGAAGGAGAACGAGCGATGTCGTAGCAACTGCGCTGCGATTGCACGGGAGGTCTGAATCTCCACGGTCATCGATGCCTGCTCAAACACGCTCCAGTGCCCATGTTCCATGCAGTAGCGAAGCAGCTTGTGCCCTGTCCCCGTATTGGTCTGGTTGCTAGGGTTGCTGACCCTCGCGCAGTAAACCATGAGGTCTTCGGGCGTACGAATCTCCGGCGCATCCAGCATCATGGGGACGGTGTAAGATACGAGCTTCACGTTCATGCTTGCACCTCCTCCCACTTCCCCAGCGTTTTCAGAAACGCCTCGGCCCGTTGCCGTGCGGTGGCGCGGATAGGCCATAAAGTGGAATGTGTTACATCGTACAGCTTGAGGTAGTAGGCTTCAAACAACGCTTCAGACCCAAGCACCTCCTCCGCTTCGTGCATGGCGTTGAGGTCAGTGCAGTAGTCTGGGATGGCCTGAGTGCCGACTCGTAATCCATTGTCTGGATACCAACCCCCGTCTGGGTTCCTCTCTCTGCCACACGCTTCAGCGATTGCCTCGTTGATTTCCTGATCGCTCATCTCTGCACCTCCCCACAGCGGCATCCGTCTAGTGCCTCCCTTGCTATTCTTTTGCACGCAATATGTATGTTTGGGTCGTATGGCACATCTCCAGTTGTTTCAATAATGCGCCTGAGCGCCTCCTCCAACTTGAAGACTCGGTGATATCTTGGCGTGCCTTTATTCCATGCCTCAATGGCAAACCCTTTTGAAGTTTCACCAGGGCCTTCAGCTTCGCAGCTGGAACAGCGCACAAACCAATCAAGAACATTAATTCTGCCACGTTTTGTCACAATATGACTGTGAATTTGGAATTCTGTAGATCCACAAAACGGACACTCTTTAAGCTGCTCGCTCATCCCTGCACCTCCTTCGGCGGCTCCGGCAGCGGCATCCAGTGGGTGACGGTTGAGCCTGTTATCCATTCACCGCTTGGGAACCTCCACTCAACGCTGAAAACTCCATCTCTCCATCTCGTTAAAACGGCAGTGTTTGCTTCCGGTAACCGCTGGGTGACGGTTGAGCCTGTTGTCCATTCACCGCTTAGGAACCTCCAC